CCCGTGTTGAACCACTGCCCGCATAGAGGTGGCCGCTGGAGATCGTCCAGCCGCCGATCGCGCCGGTCGTGGCGTAAACCGTTCCGCGCACCGCAATGTTGTTAAACTCTGCCGTGCCACCATCGATTTTGAATCCGCTGACCCCAGCCTGGTAGTCGGCAGAGTAGATGATACCGCCGGAATCCAGACGGATACCCGGCAGAGAGGCGTCCAGCACGACGCGCCCCAGGAGGTCCATGAACGCCGAACCGGTTGCCAACCAACCGTTCAACGCGCTACCTGCGCCGCTGTCAGGGACCTGGACGACCTGCACTGTGACCGCGCCGGACTCCAGTTCTGCCAATCGCCGCTCTAACGCGGCAACGCGATCCAGGATGTTATCAGGCGTCAGGACTCGTTCCAGCATCGTGCACCATCCAGCGGATAGCGTCCCACTCGGCCACAGTCATATCAACGCCAAATTGCTCCAGTTCGGCAGGTGTGAACGTAATCGCAGGCTCGTCCAACGTCTCCTCTAAAAGCGCGGCGTGTTCCTGGAGGAAGGCCTGTACGGCAGCCTGGTCCACCGCCCCAGTTTCGTCCCGAAAGTGAAACGTTCCTGGTTCGTCCTCCCCGCGCGCGTGTCGTTGCAACAGCGCCAGCCGCTGCTCGTCGTAGCGCTTCAGGACCGGCTCCCCCCAGTCCCATATCCGCAGAAAGCGAAACGCCAACCGCGCCGGGGGCTTGGATTGCCGCAGTTTGTTCAGCGCGTTGATGCAATCAATGGTTACAAGTTCGGAAAGTTTCATTCCCCTGCCTCCTCTTGCCGTATAAAAATTTGTTGCCCTTCTAACCACTCGTCTACCGCCAGTTTCAGGACGCCGTCGTTATACTCCATCCCGATTACCCGAACCTGGCCGGAGTAGCCCCACCCCACCGAGGCAGCCTCCAGACGTAGGATGTCGCCGATGCCATAGGTCCCGAACGGCGCAGGTTCAGCGTCTACAACCTCCAGCCCAAACCGCCGGAGCGGATGCGCTTGCGCGAGCCGGTCACGCGCGTGCATCTCTAGCGTGGTCTGGTAGGTCGCGTCTGCATAGATATCCAGCCGCTCACGCAGTCCGAAACGCTGGATGCTCGCGCTATCCTCGGCCCGGATGACGGCCCGTTCCGTCCAGGTCGCGCCTGCCCCCGCCGCCACTGCCGAGTTAACCAGCGGCCCTTGTTCTGTGTAGGAGAGGCCGGCGATGTTGGCGCCCTCTGTGAACGCATAGCGGTCAGATTTGTCCTCCCCCCAGCGTTCCAGCAAATGCGCGTTAAAAAAAATCATACCGTTCTCTAGCACCGGTTCAAACACGATGTCGCATGATTCCATCCGCCGGATAGACTCACAAACGTCCCACGCGCTTTTGAAGTGAAAACGCGGATAGTGCGGCATCCCGCCCAGCCAGGTGCGCCCTAACGTTATGCCCTCTGGCCAGGCCGAGTTGATCTCCAGTAGGGTTCGCGCCAAGATCGCCCCAACCGGCACGCCGTCAAAGGTCGTGCTGCGGGAGGTTAGCCGATACTGGAGTAGATGCTCTATCGTGTAGGCGTTGACTGTGATGACGCCATCACTCCAGGACCTGGGCAGGTCTATCACGCCGCCCCACACCGGTAAACCGTTGTCGAACTCCACCAGAATCCGATTGCCGGGGAGGAGGGTTGCATCGGTAGCTTTCTGGTTATTGGCTGCGAGAGAAAACTGCATCCGCCCGATGCCGTTCAGTATCCAGGAAACCCCGCCAATCTGGGGGGAAATCTCCTCCGCCACAACGCCATCCCGCCCGCCGATGAGCACCCGCATCAGAACCACCTCGGCTCAAATTCGGTTGTCAGCGTTACCCCGGTTGTCCCTACGTCGGTGAACTGTAGCAAGTTATTTCCCGACGCGAGGGTCATCCAGTTCGTTCTCGGCGTACCTAGCAGTGATAGGGCACTCAGCATCCGCGAGCCATCGGTAACCAGCGTTACTGTCCGCAGGTCGCAGTTCACCTCCATCTCCTGCCCTAGCGCCAGGGTTGCGGTGACGCGCACGGATTCTCCGGTCGTTTGGTTTTCCAGGATGCAGTCTAGGTAGTATGCCCCTAACTCACTGCCGACCGAGACGGTTGGAGTTTCACTGCTGTTCAATGTCACCGTTACCGAACCCGCCTCTATATCCTGGGCATAAAAATATGCTGCCAGCGCAATTATGTCCGAGACTGCGAACGCACTACCAGAGTAAGACCACGTTTCCCAGGTAGCGGCGGCGGTAGGCGCAGCGGGGTTATAGTGCCAGGACCACCACGACGCACCGCGCACCCAATGCATACAGTGTACCAGAAAATCGGCCCCGGCGCGGCGTTTGTATCCGTTGCTCCAGGTTACGTTGACCATACCGCAGGGGTTGGATAGATACCAACCATAGGCGTTCCCCTGCTGAGACGCCAGCCAGGCCCCGATCACGGTGAAATCGTCGGACGACAGCGCTCGTTGGGTTGCAGTGTATACCCCGCCATTGCCGGTAGTGGTGATGTTCCCCCATCGCATCCATCCCCCCGCACGTGCCCCGCTCTGGTCGTTGAACTCTGTATAAACCCAGGACGTGTTAGACGAATCGGACAGCGAGAACGCTGGTTTGCGCGAGTCGTTCGTAGTTGGGGCCGCCACGCCGGAGTTGCCATAGAGCAACCAGGTATCATGTTGTATCCAGTGCACTGAGGTGCTGGCGGTATGCGCAGCTTCCGCCGTGCCCCTGGCCGCGCGCGTGATGCCGGTGAGTTTGCGATCTGAATCATATTTTTGAGTATAAATGAATGCCTCTGAATCTATCAGTAGAATCCCGGTTTGCGGTAATTGCGTGATGTCCTCGTTCACCTCAACGCTGGCGATTGTGCCCGATGCAGGTATGCCAACTCTCAGGGTCATAGACACGGTAGGTTGGAACGAGAGGTCCACCCAAATTTTGGTAGCAGCGGTGTTCATGTCCGCCAGCCAACGGTCCCGCTCCACGCCGTCTACCATCAGCCGCAGGTCATCCCCGTCTGCCTGCATCTTCCCGGCAGCGACGAGGGTCGCGGTATCCAGGTCCAGCCGTAACGGGTAGTACGACGCGGCGTTTTGGCTCTTCCAGAGTACCGCCACCCAACGCCGATAGGCATAACTGCCGGATTTAGCCTCGGTGGGACTGAAGCGGAAAATCGGGAAGGCAACCTCTGTACCTGAGTTGACGACCGCGCGGGTCTGACCGGATCCAGTGATGTTCCAAACGTCCGTGCTCTCAGCGGTAGAACGCCAACGCACGTCCCCATGCACGCGCAGTTGGACAGCAAACACATCCACGCTGGCGGTTTTGCCGGTGTTAACCGGCGTCACCATTTCCGGCACGGCGAGTACATAGCGCGGGTCGTTGCCGTCAGGGTCAGAAATTATCAGTGGTTGTGGCGTCTCGTTTTCCGGCGAGAGCGCCCGCAGGAGCGCATCCCGCAGGGCGCGTTTGTCGCTCCCCGCAATCCGAACGATCAAATTCAGCGCTGCGCTCTGTCGCCGGATTCCGGCCACTACCGGCCAGGCCTGCTCTCGCTCGGTGACGTGGGCCTGAACGGCAGGTAGCCCCCACTCCTGGCCCGGCGCGAAACCGGCAGTATAGTCCGGCGCAAACGTCAGATCACCATAGGAAACGATTTTAAGCATACCCCAACTCCCACAGCTTTCGCAGCAGGTCTGGGGCATTCTGGACGCCCGTTACCGTTACCCCGCCGTAGATGATCACAGACTGTGTGCTGGTCGGCGTGGCTTGTTGGACTGAAGCAGGGGTTGACTGCGCCAGTGCCAACTCCGGCAGCCGCGTGGCTTGTCTGATTCCCTGCGCCATCCCGGCCATCATCTGTTCGCCGACACCCGCAAAAACTTTAGACGGGGAACTGATGCCTAGGAACCCCTTTGCTGCGTCCAGGGCCGCTTTTGCAGCGTCGCGCGCCGCGTCCGCCAACCACCCCGCTGCGCTCTTGATCCCGTTTACGATGCCATCGATGATAGAGCGCCCGACCGCGCTCCAATCGGTGTTTTGGAAAAACGCCTTGATGCTGTCAATCGCAGTACTGACGATGGTCTTGATGCGCTCCCACAGTGTATCCCAGGCCGCGCGGAGGTTTTCCCCAAAGCCACGCCAGTCCCCCTCAAACGCGGCCTTGAACGCCTGAAAAATGCTTTTTAACACACTCAGCGCCGTGTCGAAATTAGTTTTGAGGGTCTCCCATAACGTATTAACGATGGCGATGATCTGCGCCCCGTGGGCGTCCCAGAAGTTTTTGATAGCCGTCAGTGCGCCCTCTATCAGCGGGCGTAGGAAATCCACCGCTGCCTGAAACGCGGCTTTGACCATGTCCCAGAACGCGCTCACAGTCGCCATGATCTGCGCGCCGTGATCGGTCCAGAACTGTTGGATGGCCGCCAGGACTGTTGTGACCACGGTTTTGATCGTTTCAATCGCGGGCGGGATGTTGGTTGTCAACCAGTTCCATACCGCTGCCGCTTTCTCCTGTATCCCGCCCCAGTCGTTTTCCCAGGCCGTGCGCACCAACGCCACCGCCCCGACCAGAGCCGCAAAAACGGCCAGTACCGGCGCGGCCGCGACCACAAACGAAGCCAACGCGGGCACGATCACGGTAGCTATGGCGATCCCCAGCGCCGTGAGCACGTCGTTTAGTTGCACATTGTTCGCCACCCAGTCTATGACCGGTTGTAAAATCGGTTGGAGTGTGGTCCAGAAATTTTGTAGACCGGTCACTATCCCATCAAACGCCGTCGCCAGCGCCGGGAAGCCACCCAGGGCCGCTTGCAGCGCCGCCAGCGGATCGCCGGTTTGGGCAAACGTGGTGGCAAACGTAACGGCTGCCGCACCAACTTGCTCCATGAGCGGACGCACGCTATCCAGAGCCGCGCCCAGTTGCGGCAAGAGCGCCTGCGCCAGGGGAGTGATCGCCAGCAGCACGCCGTTGACGGCGGGTAGGAAGGCCAACCCGACCTCCCCTCCCAGGTCGCCCAGCGTTGCCTTGAGGATGCGTTGTTGGTTCGCCAGGCTGTTGCTCGTCCGCGCGAAATCCCCCTGGGCCGTGGCGGACTGCTCCATGATGAGCGCATACCGCGCCTGGAGCTTCGCGGCCTCGGATAACTGCCCGCCGGAGTCAGCCAGCCCCATCTCCATCGCCTTTGCCTGCACTGCCGCTTCTTTGAGATTGATGCCCAGGCTACTCAGCGGCTCCGCCTCCCCCACCAGACCCGCGCGCAGTTTTTCTAACGCTTCGCCGGGATCAATGTTGTTGAACGATGCCAGGTCGGCCGCCAGCGTGACGATACTCTGCGACATACCCGCCGCGTCCGGTTGACCCAGGCCCATCGTCACGAACAGGTTACCGAATGTCCCGGTGGCCTGGAGCGCCGCGCTCTCTGAGATACCCAGGTTAGCGGCTGCCGTGCTGGAAAACTCCTCGATTGCCCCGGCGCTCTCCCCGAAGACCACCCGCACCTTGTTGAGCGCCTCCTCGGTGTCGCTTGCCATCCCGATGACCTGCGGCCCCACCAACGCCACCGCCCCCAGCGCCGCGCCAATCCCCCCCAGGGCCAGCGTGCCTATTTTTGTTACTTGATCCCCCAGCCCACGCAACGTCCCTGACAGCGAGTCCAGTGCGCCGGTCGCTGCCTGAGAATCGGCGTCTATTTTGATTTTCAGCGTGTAGTCCGCCACTTTCGTGCCTCCGCCTCAGCCGCTTCCGCCTCAACCCCCAACACTGTCAGTAGCGCCAGCGCGTCCTGTGCGGATTCGCGCCGAGCTACTGACGGCGGACAGTGCCACTCGCGGCACAGGATACGCAACACCAACTCTGGTGGGGGCGGATAGCCACACCACAGATGGGCAGCTATCCGCTCTCGGAGTTTGGGTTGGTGACCGATGCCGCCAACTGATCTACTACCGCTTTCAGGTGACGCAGTGGCAACTGCCGTAGCGGAACCGCTACACCCTCACGGCGGATGATGACCAGTTGATCCAGCAGAGCGATCAGCGCGCGCGGATCGTTGGCGGCCTGCGCGTCGGTCAGGTCCAGCCAATCGCCGACTGTGAGATTTTTAGCCTCGATTTCGTATTCCATGCTACGCAACTACGCTCTTGGTGACCTGGGGCGTGCGAAGTACAAATTCGCACATGACCACCTCGGCGCTGCCGGCTTCCCCGCCTGGATAGTTGAGGGATTTAATTACCCCGGCGCCGGACGTGTACCGGAAGTCGCCGGTATTCCCTCCCCTGGGAGACCAACGCACGTATAGCAGTTCGCCATCCTCATAGGCAGCCCGCACGGTCTCAAACGCATCCGACGAACCCTCCGTATAGACCAGGCGGACCGTGACCTCTAACGGCTCGCGCGGACCGGTGGTGATCGTCGCCACGTCCACCCCAAACGTATAGAGGGCCTCGGCCATCCGCTCCCCGCCGTCCACCGACACGGAGTTCGCGGCAGCCGAGATGTCCGTCCAGGTCGTGCCGTTAGCGGAGATTTCCACCAAACAATTTTTCATAGTCTCAGCCATGTTTTTCTATCCTTTCCCTTCTACATCGGCTATCACCGCCCAGAAAGCCGCACCAGCTACCTCCACCACGGCTACCCGAACCGCGACAGAGAGCGGGCCGGCACAAACGTCAGCGCCCTGCAGGGTACTGATCAGATTGTCTAACATAGTCACCGTCTGGGAAAAATTTCCCGCTTGCGTGCTCTGCGCTACCGCCTCCAGCGCCACTACGATCTGCGCCTTGAGGGTTGCCCAGTATACCCCCGCTTTGAATGCGATCACGTCGTTAGACAGCGATGGGAGTTGCACCCATAGCGCGGGCAGGTCGGCGTTTGAGAGTGATGCGGGGGGGTATGCATATGTCCGGCGCACCCCGGTCACGTTCAACGCGGCCAGGCCGGATATAAATCCGGCCAACGTGGTCATACCAGCCTCCGATAGCGAGATAAAATCTCCCGCACGTCGGCAGGCGTCCCCTTAGGGATGGTGATGATACCTTGATCCGGAATGGCAGTCACATCAAAAACCTGCGCGTCCCGTTGGCGGTAGTAGTACGCTGCCAGCCGGAGACAAGCCTGAACGATGTCGGCGGGCGGAGTGGCAGAAAACCCCCACGCTCCCGTTACCTCTACCGGAGTACTGTCATCCGAAACGTCCCAGCAATCTCCGATGAGACGAATGGCGGTGTAGGGCGGACCGTTGCGCGGCATGAGCACGCAAGCGGAGGTTACGTCAACGCCGCCGCTAGTGATACTACTCGTACTCTGGAGATCGTCATCCAACATGATGGTGAGCGCATCCCGTAGCGCCTCATAGCCGTACCGGCGCGTCGCGCTACTGGCCGTGAATTTGCGTCCGGTATACTGCTCAATGACGGCAGTTGCCCGCTCCAGCAGTTCCGTCAGGAGCGCGTCATCATTGTCGGTCGTGATGGCCAGATAGATTTTCAGGTCGCTCAACGTCGCGTAAGCCACCCCGTCACCTCCATCATGTTGAAGGGGGGCCGCGTCTCAAAGACGCGGCCCCGCGCGTTAACTAGCAGCCATCTGCATGACTTTCAGAGCGGCTGCCAACATAACATGGCCGTCCAGGCGCATGAAAGCGCGGAAGCCAACCTGGCCGCTCGCGGCGTAGAGCTCATCCAGCCGCTGGATGGTGATACCAGCCCGCTCGCCAATCCAGTAGTAGCGGAGGTCACCAAACAGAATGACCTTCGCGCTGGCGGCGATGGTCGCCATCGCGTTGTTGGTGATGACTGGACGGCCCAGCAGTGTGTCAGGCTGTCCGCCAGCCAACCCGGGCTGCCACAGGTACTGACCGTCACTGTCTTTCAGTTTGCGGATATAACCGGCCGTCGCATCGTTCATCATCCAAACCGCGTTCTGACGATAGAGATAGCCCAGGGAGTGATACAGATCGATGACCTCGTCTGCCGTAATGGCACTGGTGCTGGCAGTAGTTTTCCCAACCCCTGCGCCGGTCACAACTCCCTGCGGTTGGCCTGACCCGGTTCCGGTGGTAAGATAGGCGTTTTCGGCAGCAGCAAACGCCTGCGCGAAATCCGGCAGGAGCACCTGCCCCCAGAGGTCAAACGCCGCATCCGCCAACAATTCCTCGCTGACCTTCGCCAGCCGAGTGAACTTGTACGGCGTGAAAACAACATGTCCCACGGTCGGCTCTTGCTCGTCGTAGGAAGCCTCTTCTGCCGTCAACACTGCCGCTGATGCGTATGTCAAGCTAGGTACCTCAGTTTGGAGCGCATTTAGCGTGATGGTCCGCGCCCCAGCCCGCCGGATGATGCTCTGATCGGCCAGCGCCGTTACCAACTCGCGGTAGAACTCGGTCGGCACAAGGTAACCACCCTCGGAGCTCGTTCCCTCCTGCATGGCGGCCTTCAGCCCGCGCAGTTGCTGCGGCGTCTCGCGGCGGTGAAGCCAGAGATTGAACGCCTTTACCGCGTCCTGCGGCTCCTCCGGTTCACCGGTTACGAACGGTACGGATTTCGTCGCGGTCAGACGGGCCGCAACCTCATCAGCAATTTGAGCAATCGTTTGCTCGTCCATGTCTACCTCCAAATTTTTTGTAATTTCCGCCTCATCTGGCTTTGATTCGCCCGCCATCTCCTGCGCCGGCGAGGAATCGTCCCCGCCCGTGGCAACCAGGCTCTTGATGACCGGCGCAGCGTCGGCCAGTGAGTGCAGTTCAGACACCCCCAGTGTGCGCGGCTCGGCGGGGGTCGGCGTGAGCGATACCTCCGCGATGGGCCAAGAGCGAATCTCACCCCCATCCCGCCGCACTAAATGCCCAGGCGCGCCGGTACTCCAGCCCAACACGCCGGCGCGCACTAACGGTTCAATCAATTTCTGGTATTCCTCGGAACGCTGAATCTGCGCTTCCACCCACAGACCGGCCTCATCAGGTCGGAACTCCGCCATTCCCAGGACCTTCAGCCCCAGCGCTTCAAATGAGTGCTCGTACAGCACCGGGCGCGGGCCTTGCGGCTTATCCAACCAGAAATCTGTTTCTGCGGTGAACGTATCGCCGGTTAGGTCATGTCCACCGAATACAACTGCATGACCACCCAACGTCACCGCGTTGTCGTCCTCATGCAGCGCCTTGACGGCGCTTTTTGCGTCTGTTAGCGTCACTTTACCATTGCGGTACTCGTATCGTGCGCCCAGCAGTTTGCTCGCCGCTGCCGCTATGCGTTCTCCGATAATGCGCCACTCCTCGGCGGAGTAGCCTCCCTCTGCGCGCATATCCTCACGGTTGAAATAGGTGATAGCAGCGCGGATGTGCTCCTCGTCAATCGGGTAGGCATAGTTAACCGGGTCGCCGTACTGGTCAGGGTCATCCGGGTAATCGGCAGGCGGAGTCAGCGGCCTGCCATCCTGTGGGCGGATGCCGTACCTGTCGGCCCGTTTCTCACGGGAGCGCTCCAGTTGTTCACGCTCCTCATCCGTGTAATTTCCCATTGGTTCACCTCCAGAATTTGCGTAGCACGTTACGCGCGATTTCTCCCACCGCGCCCGCTGCGACGATTTCTGCTACCGCCTGACGATCCGTCCTCCAACCGGTGTCGGCATGGAACGGCTGCTGGTGTTCGGCGGACTGGACGTAGGGCGCGTAGGTGACTCGCGTGCCGACGATCCGCCCCTCCTCCGCGACGGCCCAGGATGGGCCGAGCCGCTGCGAGGTCAGAGAGGACTGCCGCACATACGGCGCTTCTATCTCACCCTCCCGGAGCGCCGCGAAAAACCAGCGTTTCTGCTTCGCGCTGGCCCAGCGAATCGGATGGCGGGGCGGACCGGGATAGCGAGCAATGGCATCCCTGACCTTCTCCGCCACCCCTAACCGGATACCTACCACTGCGCGGGCGAACCGGGCTGGGTCTACAGCGCGGCGGAGTTCATCCAGGCCGTCTATGCGGATACCGGTACTCATCGTTTTGGTCTCCTCCGCTGGTCTAACGTGGTCCAACACCGACAGCGCGGATGCGCAGGCGGACCATCTGGGTGTGTCCACTCCCACTCCGGTTTATCGTCGTTTGGTCCACAAACAGGACAAACACGCTCATCGTTACTGGTGCGCCATACCCGCGCCATCTCCAGCCCAAACTCTCCGAGCAACTTCTGATAAATCGTGGTGGCTTGGGCATATGCCCGCGTAACCTCGGTAATCGCAATCATCTCCGCCCGCACTGAACCAAACGCGGGTTCCAACATCTGGCGGATATCGGCGTTTGTCATTCCCGGCGTGCGAATTATCTCCGCCACTGCGTGCCGGACGATCTCACGGGTAGTATCGGTCAGGCCGGACACCAGTTCATAAGAATATTGCTGCGCCCAGAGCAGCGCCGCATCGTTCACTACCGCCACATCCGCATACAGGCCGACTAACGCCATCTGTGCCAGGACCTCACTGATAACCGCGTCCACCAACACCGGCTGGATGACGGCACGCAGTTCGGCGGGGAGTTCGTTCAACACCCCAACTGCATCCCCACCCGTTTCCATCGCTTCTATAACGGCGTCCAGCCGCGCCGATAGCACAGCCTGGATGATCCGACGCAGTTTGTCCTCATAGGTTCGGTCCGGTTCGCGTTTCACGGCATAGGCACGCAGGCGCGGCAGGAACGCAAAGGCCGTCTCCCACCCTCGCAAACCGCCGATGGTTTTGATCGCCTCGGTCAGTTCGGGCGGGATGGCGGCGCTCGTGAACTCTGCCAGGCCGTCCCGGTCCCGGCATTTGCGTCGCCAGCGGTTGAGGTCGGCCAGCAGTTCTGGGGCGACGGTACGGGTCTCGTCCGCCGTCGCAGACGCCGGGGCGGTTAGCTCTCGCACGGGCAGGCCCAGTTGCGCGCGAGCCTCGTCCGGCGTCGCGATTCCTGCCTGCACCAACACCACCAGGCCCTGCGCCTTCTCTATCTCCTCCTGCTGGAAAATCTCCAGCCGCTCCGGTTGGAAGCGAAGCTCTAACCCCAGCGGGCCTAGCAGTTGCTCATTTAGCACCTGTGCGAGCATCTGACAGCGCGGCACAACCGTCTCGGCGTAAAACGAGCGCCGATGCTCCACGGCGGTCGCGTAATTGGCGGCATCCTCCAGCAGCGTTTGCGGGACGCCGAAGGCTACCGCGATCTGTTTCCGTGTTTCCTCCAGGAGTTCGGGCAGGGCCAGTTCACGCCCCGTCGGGGTGGAGAGTTGCAAGATTTTTGCCTCGCTCCCCAGGACAACCGCGCGCCAAAACGAATGCGCGCGTTTCCCCAGCGCCGTCCACCAGGTCTCTAACCGTTCACGCTCCTGCGGTAACACGTCGGCGCTGATGATGATGGGCGGAATCCCACCGCGTTCAAAAAAGGCGCTTACATAGTCCTGCGCCCACAGCGCCAAGCGGGCCGCGCGGAGAGCCGCTTCCGCAACGGGCTTGCCAGGACCGATTTCACCCAACCAGTTGTCCTCCCAGAAATACAGCAGGTCGCCGGTGGAGAGCGTCATCGTTTGTGCCCCAATCGTGCGCTCAAAGCCGATCAACCCCTGTGCGGGATCGGTCAGGACGCGAATCGTTTGGGGCGCGAGCCAGCGCAAACCCAGGAGGCCCCCGCGCCGGTTTTGCACTTTGAACCAGTAGGCCGCGCCGTGCAGGCACAGGGCACGTTCGGTCAGTCCGAGCAGAGCCGCGATAGTCCGTTCCTGGATCGCCGGCCAGGGCCAGTGCGCGTTCTCGCCGTTCCGTAGCACCGTGAACGGCATCGCCTCCACCGCACCCGCCCGCAGGTCCACGCACCTCCGCAGCCAGGCTACGGCGGCGTAAGCCTCCTGCGCGGTGGTGATAGTGGTAGGGAAAAGCGCGGCGGATTGTAGGTCTGTCGCCTCCAGCGATTTGCCGTTCCAGCGTAGTAACATAGGTTCACCCCCCCAGGAACATTACGCTGCGGCCTGATGCGCCGATGGCATAGCGAAGCGCGTCCAGCGCGTGGTCATTGGCTTTAACCGGCATATCCTTGCTCTCCTGCCAACAGTAGGACTCAAACTCTGCCGCGAGGTTGGCGCACTGTGGCGAGACCAGCAGCCGCCCCTGATCCAACAGAGTTTGGATGTTGCGGATTCCCTCCATGACGGAGCGCATCCGCGCCGGGCGGGCCGGAATCCCGGCGCGCCGCAGCGCCTCAATCGCTGCCGGGTCAGAGGGGTCGCAAACAAACTCCTGGACGTGATACCGCTCTAAAAACTCCCGGCAAACCGAGGCGAGATCATCGGTAGTCAGACGGCGCCGATAAAATTCATCCAGGACGCGATACTCTTCACCGGCTTGCTCAACCACCACAATGGCAGTCGGATTGGTGAAGCCAAAATCTAGCCCGGCGATACAGGCCGCGCCGGAGGATTCAATTTCACCTATATGCCGGTCGCGGGAGAACTGCGCATAGACCAGCCCCTCAAACGCCACAAACTCACCATAGAGTTCCTGCCTGGCAAAATCTCCGGTGTATGCCTCCTCCAGCGCAGCAATGTACTCCGGGGCCAGATACCTGTTGTCGCTGGTAGCGGCGCGGAAAATCTTCATCTGGTCAGCCTTCCGGTAAAGCCAGTTGCGTCCACGTGGGGTAGACGTGATCCAGAGCCTCCCGGCGCGGGCTGCCCCATCAGGAGTAGTATAGCGCAGGCGACCGATCAGAATATCCCAGGTCTGCGCCGGGCAAAGCGCTGCCTCGTCCAGCCAAACCCAGGACAGGTTAGGGCCGCGCAGGCGCTCCGGCTCGTCGGCGCTGCGAAACAGTATCTCCGCACCGTTAGCCAGTCGCCAACGCATCTCGCTCCGGTTCTCCTCCGCAATGAGCGGCTGAGCGAGTTCTCGCAGTGTTCTCATTGTCGCATCCCGCAGCATCGGATAAGTCGGTGCAATCACCTCGCCCAGGCCGCCGACTTCGGCCACCTCGTAAACGACGCGGACCGCTCCGGCGAAGGTCTTGCCGCTCCCGATACCACCCACGAAAGCGGTCATCCTCGCGCGGGAAGTGGCGAACTTGAACTGCTGCGGATACAATTCAACGTCAATCTGCGCCATCCTGCCCAGCCCCCTGGCGAATGATGACCTTGATCTGCTGCCCGCCGCTCGTCACGTCTACCGCCTGCGGCACTTTACCGAAGGCAATTTCCAGGAACAGTTTGGGGTCTTCGGTCGCAATCTTCCTGAGCAACGCCTCAACCACCGTCTTCCGGCTGCCGTCGCCGCCGGTCAGTATCTCATGGCTAATCTGTTGCGCGAGCGCCCGCAGTTGGTCAAACGACTTCGGGCGGCCCTTGCGGTTAATGTGCTGGGGCCGCTTGTCAAAGCCATTTGCTGGCGGGTTATGGTTAGCCATAGTTAATCATTGTATTGCAATCAACTGCCCTGACGCTCCAACAATACCGGCGTTTTGCCGGTCAGGTCGGCCCAGCGCTGGAGCGTTACGGCGACGTAAGCGGGCGAGATTTCCACGGCGCGGCACCGGCGGCCCAGGCGCTCGCAGGCGATCAGGGTAGTGCCGGAGCCGGAGAAAACATCAAGCACGGTTTCGCCATCCTGCGACACGCTCAAAATACCACGCTCGCACAATTCGACGGGCTTAACCGTTGGGTGTCTGGCGTCTCGCGTTTCTGCCTGAAATTCCCACACGTCCGTAAAGCCGTGCTTATTGTCGAAATATCCGCGCAGGTCGTCATACTCCCGGCGCAGGTCGTCATACTCCCGGCGAAAGGCATCACCACGCGCCGCGGCTTGGAATTTCTCGTACACTTCGCGGGTTGGTATTGTCCACTGAGATTTACCAAACCAGTGATCCCGGTTCAAATCGCTATGCCCGGCGATCTTTTTGCAGGTCTGGATGTCCCAGCCCATCTTTGCCCGCTCGCCGTCCAAGTATGCGCGGACAGGCTCAAATATCTCTGGGTAGTATTCCGAATTTGGCGAGGTTGACCACGGGCCATTCTGGAATGGTTGACCATAAATGCACAATAGCGCCGCCTCGTATTCTTCGGGGAATTGTCGGAAATCTTCTGCGTTCCTGCCCTGAATATTGCGCTTACGCCAGATAATAAAATTCCTAAAATTGCAATCGCCGCGCGGTTTTATGACTTCCTGCCAGTAGTTACTCAAGGTGTCAAAATATCCCCAAACATAAAAGTAACCGTTTTCGATAAGATATCCCAGCATGACATCAGTAAAAGCCCTGTAAAAATCAACTAATGCGCCGCGCTTTAGGTTATCGTTTTCGATGTCCTTTCCGATTCCGTAAGGCGGGTCTGTGAATATCGCCCGCGCCTTCTCCCCTCCCATCACCCGCGCCACGACCGCTGCGTCGGTGCAGTCGCCGCAAATCAGGCGGTGTGCGCCCAACTGCCACAACTGCCCCGTCTCAACGCCCCACTTCTCGCGCAACTCTTCGGCGCGGTCAATCTGCGGTTCGGCGTCCACCGGCGCGGGCTTTTCGCTGTTCAGCATCTCCCGCAGGTTCGCCGCGTCATCGTTCAATCCGGCCAGTAGATCGGCGTCCAGGCCGAGGCTCTGCAAAAGCGCCGTATCCCACCCGGCCAGCGCGTCCCAATCCCAGGAGCCGGCGGCGGTTTGCGAGAGGATAGTCAACGCCTCCCGTTCGGCCTCGGTCAGCGCCCGCGAGGCTTGGAGCGCTTGCACGGTGTAGTCATTGCCGTGCGCCGCTTTTAACACGCTCAAGCGCTGATGGCCGTCGTAAACCTCCCCGCCCGGCCCGATGGCAATCGTCTGGAATTGCCCCAGATCGTCCCAGGACTGTAGCAACCGCGCGGCCTGCTTTTTGCTCAGGCGGCGTGGATTGCGCGCCCAGGGTTGCAGCTCTGACAACGTGACGGTCACCGGACGCCAGGATAGATCACTCATGCTAACTTCATCGCCTCTCGCAGACGTAATCGCACCACTCGCGGTAATCGGTCATCCCCGCCGGCCCAGCCGCCACCATTTGCCGGAAGGCCTCCAGACGCCGGAGGCGCTCCCGCAGCAACAGCAGTTCAGCCCGTGCCGCGACTATCTCCGGCTGCTCCTGGTACGCGAAATACCGCGCGCCATTGTCGTCCGGTTGCGCCATGAACTCGTTTACGGCGCGTAGGTCACTTGCCACGCTTGCCGCCCCTCTTGCTTTTCCCGCCGCACTTTTCGTAATAGCCTCGCAATTTATACCTCCGCTTGATCCAGCGCATTGCCCGGTGAGCCGCTCGGCGGCGGTCAATCCCGTGCCGGATCACCTCCCTTATTCCCCCGCCGGTTGGCCGTCAACCGGCGGGCTGAGTTTATCCAGCGCCAGGCGGTAACGCCTGGACAATTCAATGAGCGTGAGTGCCGCCACGTTAAAGCCGCAGCGTTGCAGCTCCAGCAGTTGGTCGGCGGCGAACGAGATTAAATCAGCGTCCTCCATCCGCTTGATGCAGCGCTCTACGCCGGCCAAAGCGTTCATTCTTGCAACAATCCCCACAGGCGGGCAGCGGCTACGCCCAGGCCCGCCGCGGCCAGCGCTGCAAACAGGCGCTCGCGCTCCTGGTCGCCCGGCGGGTACAGAATACCGTGGACCAGCACGACCAGTAGGCCGCCGACGGCATAGCGGCCCAACTCCGGGAAGCCCGGCTCGTGCGTCCGCTTGTACAGCAGCGCCGAGGCCAGGAAGCCGGTCAGGACTGCTACGACCTCGCTCATAAGTTCAATCTCCGCTCC